TTAAAGAAAAGAACTGTAAGAATTGCAATAAGAACATAGACTGTAAAATAATAAAAAATATAGAAGGAGAATTAGTATGCGTGCAAGAAAACTAATCTACAACGATAAATTAATAACAGAACAGTACACAGCACAAGAAAAAGCAGAGCATAGAGAAAAATTAAATAATATAAAAGAACAGTTACCAAAGCAGTGCAAGGGCTGTTCTTTTTTAGTTATAACAAGTATAAAAAAGCAAAAAGTTTACTGTCCATATTTAATTAAGAGCGAATGTTTGAGAGGTGAGAATTAGAAAGGAGAGATATAAAATGCATTTAAAAGTAAAAACAAAAAAGAAAGAAAATCTTTTGGCAAAAATATCTAAAGCAAAAGATAATTTAGCAGTAAAAGTGCTAAATAAAAAAGGATATAAATGTGATAATACACAAATTAGTCAAATCAAAATAAATACTCAATTAAATTTAGAGCAAAGAAAAGTAATATTAGAAAATCAAAACGAAAATTTATCTAAGATAGGAAGTTATTATATCTGGGAAGCAGATGTTATAGTAAAAATAGTAGATGTAGTAACAGGAAAAGAGGTATAAGATTATGTGGAATATATTTTTATGGATTATATTAAGTTGTGTAGGAGTAATAGCAATAGCATTTACTCTTTTTATTTTTGTTACAATAATAGATGTAATGATAAAACAATTTAAAAGAAAATAAAAGAAAGAGAGGTAATCTTATATGACAGATGCACAAAAAAGATTTTGCGATGAGTATTTAATAGACCTTAATGCAACAAGAGCATATAAGGTTGCTTATCCTAATTGTAAAAAAGATGAAACAGCCAATGCAGCATCAAGCAGAATGTTAAGAAATGTTAAGGTTCAAGAATACATATCTGAAAGAATGAAACAACTAGAACAAAGAACAGAAGTAACACAAGATATGGTAATAAAAGAGCTGGCTAAAATAGCATTTTTAGATATAAGAAAACTATATACAGAAAATGGACAATTAAAAAACATAGCTGATATGGATAGTGAAACTGCAGGAGCAATATCATCATTAGAAACTTTAGAAGAATATGAGGGTTATGGAAATAACAGAGAAAAAATAGGTGATACACAAAAAGTAAAACTATTAGATAAAACAAAAGCTCTTGAATTGCTAGGAAGACATTTAGGAATGTTTAAAGAGAAAGTAACGATTGATGGCAATATTAATACAAATAATCCATTTTCAGGAATGTCAACAGAAGAATTGAGAAAGATTTTGAATGAATAATGATGTAAGAGAAGAAATAAAAAAACAAGCACGTTTAGAATTAGCTAGACGTGATTTTTTTGAGTATTGCAAGTTAACCGCCTTTGATTTTTATAAAGAAGAACGAAGTTTTTTAAAAGATTTATGCTATCAATTACAAGATTTTTATAATAGTGATGAAAAAGTGTGTGTAATTAATATGCCACCTAGACATCGGTAAATCCAGAACTGCTGGGAAATTTGTAGAATGGGTATTAGGAACAAATCCAAATGAAAAAATAATGACAGGATCATATAATGAGGATTTGTCAAGTTCATTTGCAAAATCAGTAAGAGACACAATAGCTTCTGAGAAAACAGAAGGTGTAATTGTATATAATGATATATTTCCTAATACTAAAATTAAAGATGGTGAAGCAACGCAAAAAAAATGGGCATTGGCTGGTAGTAAGGTATCAAATTATCTAGCAACGTCACCAACTGGTACTGCGACTGGTTTCGGTTGTACAATAATGATAATAGATGACCTTATAAAAAATGCAAAAGAAGCCTATAACGAAAACACATTAAAAAATCATATAGACTGGTTTAATAATACAATGCTATCAAGAACTGAGAATGGATTTAAATTAATAATTATTATGACAAGGTGGTCTAGTAATGATTTAGCAGGATATATATTAGAAAATTATTCTAATGTAAGACATATAAATTACAAAGCGGTCCAAGAAGATGGTTCAATGTTGTGTAAAGATGTGTTAAGCAAAGAAGATTATGAATTTAAAACAAAGAATATGAATAAAGATATTGTTTATGCTAATTATCAGCAAGAGCCAATAGATGTAAAAAATAGATTGTACACAACATTTAAAACTTATGAGAAACTACCACCAGCACATTATATTATGAATTATACAGATACAGCCGATGAAGGTGATGATTACTTATGTTCAATCAATTATCAAATGTACAATGAAGAATATTACATATTAAATGTAATTTATACGCAAGAAGCGATGGAAGTGACAGAACCAGCAGTTGCGGAAATGTTAACTGAAGATAATGTAGGAAATGCAAACATAGAAAGTAACAACGGTGGTAGAGGATTTGCAAGAAATGTAATAATAAATTTAAGAAAATTAGGCAATAGACATACAAATGTCAGATGGTTTCATCAGGGAGACAATAAAGTTGCAAGAATATTAAGTAATTCAACAGGAGTAATGAATAATATATATTTTCCTATAAATTGGGAAGATAAATGGCCAGAATTTGCTAAACATTTAAAGCATTATGTAAGAACTGGTAAAAATGAACACGATGACGCTGAAGATTGTTTAACAGGAGTATATGAAAATCCAAAACCTAAAAATACAAATATGGCAATGACTAATAAGTCATTTATAAAAATGTAACATCTACTAAGTAGGTGTTTTTTTGATTGGAGGAAACAATGTTAAGATATAGCAAAGCAAAATTAGCTGAAGAAAGAAGCATAACAGATATATATTTCAAAGCACAGAAAGAATTAGATGTTAGAAAAGAATTGTATGAGAAATTTAGAAGAAAATTGACAGATGAAGAACTAGCAAGTCTAGATGATGAAAATATAAAAGTACCTTTAGAAAGATATATATCAATTATGTCAGCAGGTTACTTTGGAGGAAAAGCACCGACTTATAAAGTAAAGGCATTTAACGAGGATAAAGACAAAATAATAAAAGAACTATTTAATCATGAGACTAATGATAAACAAGAAATTAAAGAAATAGAAGAGTTAATAAAACATATAGTTGATTATAACAAGGATGGCTCACATTTCTTGCACATGGTATTAGATTATTTAGTAAAAAGAGCATGTTATGAAATATACTATAAAGATGAAAGTACAGGAGAAATAACAATAGCGAGAAGTGATGCCTTAGAAACGGTGGCAATATGGGATTATTCAGCTAAAAAGAATTTAATTGGTATTTATAGAATAATACGTACCTATATGGCCAATGGTGAATATCAGCAAATGATAGAACTAACAACGGCTGATGGGAAAAGATATTATTACGATACACCTGAAAAAAGAAAAATATTTGGTACACCAGAATATGAACAACAATTTAAAGATGAACCATTATTTAAAGAAAATATAGAAGAAAAACAACCTAAAAAATGGGATGATGATATACCAGCAACAGCAATAGAGAACTGTGATGGAATGGCAATATTTGAGCCTATAATAAGCTTGATAAAAGCATACGAAAGATGTATTCAAAATTCAAGAAATGTATTTAAATATAATGATGAAGCAATATTAAAAGTTATAGGATATACACCAGAAAATCCGATTCTTATACAAAATGAAAAAGGTGAAGAGATTATAAATCCAGCAAGACAAAAAGAAGATGAGTATGTATTAACAAGTAGAGTAAGATATTTTGATGGAAATAAAGATGTAAATAGCGACATTGCTTGGGTTGAAAAGAATGTAAATGATACAGCATTGCAAAACCATAAAAAGACATTGATGGATATTATTTGTTTATGCTCATTTTGTCCTAATATGACTGATTTAGGTTTTACTCAAGCAGACAACAATGCAGCACTTGAAAAGAAATTCTTTGGTTTACAACAATACATAGCAACATTTGAGGGTGATTTTCTTGAGGGTTTAACAAGAAGATGGAGAATTATATTAGAAAAATTCAATAAAGAAAAAGGTAAAACATATGACTTTAGAGATATTGAAGTAAAATTGAATAGAAACTTACCTTCTGACACTGCAACAACAATTACAAACGCAATGAAAATAAGAGGATTAGTAAGTGATGATACGGTCATAAACTTATTAGGACTTGATTTAGACAGCACAAGTGAATTAGCAAAGATGGATTTACAAAATGAAGAAAACATTCAGAAGAATTTAGAACAAATGCAAATGATGGGACAAGCAGAAGTAGAACAAGATAATAAAGAAAAAAAGCAAGATAACAAAGTAACAGATTTGACAGAACAGCAGAAAGCACAAAAACTAACAGCAGACAACAAAAAGGAACAAACAAAAGTAGTTAATAAGCAAATCAATAAAGAATAGAGGAATATAAATGAAATATAGAAAAATTCCAATAGAAATAGAAGCATTTAGATTAGGAATAGATTTTATTCCAGACTGGTTTATGGATAAAGTATCAAGTAATGAAATTATATTACATGGAAAATCAACAGGTTTTCAACATTATGATGATACTAATGCAGATATACAAACGTTAGAAGGAGTTATGCATGCAAATTACGGAGATTATATAATAAAAGGAATACAAGGTGAGATATATCCATGTAAACCAGAAATATTTAAAAATACTTATGAAAGGGTTTAATATGAACATATGGAATTATCACGATACAAAAATGCAAGAATTAAAACAACTATATAATAAAATATCAAAACGAACACAGAACAGACTTCAGGAAATCTTTGATACATTTAACTTTACAACAGAAAACATCTATAACATAGCCGATAATAAAACTAAGAAAAGAATAAATACATATATAGAGCAATGGAAAGAACAAGGTTTATTAAAGAATAATAGCTATTTTACAGCATTAGCAAATAATATTTATAAAAGAACAAGAGTAAAGAATAGTGAAATACTAGAATTACTTATTTATAGTGTCTATATAGAAGAACAAAGCAAGTTAGAAGAACAAGAAAAGAAAATAATGTATGAAGATGCTAATTATTACTACGAACAAGGACAACAAGAAGTAAATAAAAAGAAAAAGCCGTCAATATTAACACTGGCTTTATTTCTTGCATTGTTAGACCAGCCGAATTATAGTCGGACTAACTTGGAAACAGTATATTGAAACAACAATACAATATAATGTGCAACAAATATACAAACAAGTAATTCTAAATATACAACAAAAAAAAGACCTAGAAATCGATTCTAATGAGTTTCAAACAATAATAAGCAGACAAAATAATCAAAAACTTAATATAAATAGTGACAAAGTATCAGGGGCAACAGATTTGCAAATGATAGGACTAAATAATTTGGCAAAATTAGAAGGAATAAAAAAAGTCTCAAAAGATAATTCAAAAGTTAGATTTATTGCAGTGGAAGACAACAAAACTACTCTAATGTGCAATAGCTTAAATAATCAAGAGTTTTATATTAACAAAGAAAATGTATTTGATAGATACTATGGAGAAACACAAAAGGATTTAAAAATAGAAAGGATAAAGTGCCAAGGATTGGTTTTAGGATTAAATTTACCACCAATTCAACACCACTTTCATTATTGTAGGTCAACTATAATGTATTTATCATAAAATTTTTACAGAAAGAAGGTAAAAATATGCAAAAACAATCAATACCGATTGGAAAAGAAAAAGTAAAGGAATCTATTATAGCAATTGGACAAGAATTAATAAAAAGAGCAGATGATATAACGAATGATTTGAAATTTGTTACCAATATTGAAATTAGTGCAAAATTGACACCAGACGAGGTAACCAACTTTAGCATAAACAAAAATTATATAGCAATATATGAAGAGGAGGGAAAATAATATGTATATAAATCCATTTATATGTGGCATAATATCCACAATATTAGTAGAAATAGCAGTAATAATTGGGTGTGCAATACATTTTAACATTAAAGAAAAAAACAAATAAGTTATTAACATTTTATAATTATAAATTAAGAGCCAAGTCGACAGGCTCTTATTTTTATGCCCTAGATATGGCTTTAAACTGTCTGTTGTTTGGTTAGACTTCCGTAAAAAGTTAAATAGTTTGGTTATAACACCGTAAAAGTTAAGGAGGAAATGGTTATGGAAAATAACGAAGAGCTAAAAAAAGATATGGTGCCTACTACCGAGAATGAGGAAAAAGTTGAAACACCTAAAGTAGAAGAAAAAACTTTTACAAGAGATGAAGTAAACAAAATGATTAACGCTGAAAAGCAAAAAGAAAGACAAGCAATTTTAGAAGAGATGGAAGCTAAAAAAGCAGAAGCAGATAAGCTTGCAAAAATGGACGAAGACCAAAAAAAGTCTTATGAATTAGAGCAAGAAAGAGCTAGAGCTAATAAAGCTGAAAACGAACTAAATGCTTACAGACTAAAAGATGAAACAATTCGTCAAGCAAGTCAAAGGGGAATCTCACTAGGATACATAGAAACTATTGATTTTTCAAGAGAAACTGCTGAAAGTATTAATTCTAAATTGGACATATTTGAAAGAGTATCAAAGGCAGATAAAGAAAAAGTAATAAATGAGTATTCTAAGGAACCAGCTCCAAAAACAGGAGATATAATTGAAGGTTCTAAACCAGAGAGTCAAATGACTTATGAAGAACTCTGCAAATTATCAAAATATAAAAATTAAAAGAAAGAAGGTATAAAAAATGGGAGATTATACAAGTACAGGAACATTTAACAAGAAATATTTTAACGAACGAGCATTTGGTGCTTACTACGATACAATTCCACAAGAAAGATTAAATTTATTAATAAAATCAGGAGTATTACAAGGAAATAAAAAAATAAGAGACTTATTCACAACACAAACTGGTGCTGAATATGGAATAATTCCAATGGTAGGAAGATTAAAAGGTAAACCAGTAAACTATGATGGAAAAACAAAATATGATGATGGAAAAACATTATCAACATATAAACAAGGTGTTGTTGTTATTGGTAGAAAAGACAAGTTTTATGAAGATGACTTTACATATGATGTAACATCTAAAAAAGATTTTATGAGTCAAGTTGCAGACCAATTAGGCGATTACTGGGATAGTGCATGGGAAGATATATTATTAATTATAACAAAAGCATTATTTTCTATGGAATCAGATGCAGGTAAAGTTTTTGCTTCAAAACACACATATGATATATCAAAAGAAACTGAGTCATCAGTAGCTGAAACAACATTAAACACAGCGTTACAAAAAGCATGTGGGGACAGAAGAAGAAACTTCAAATTAGCAGTAGCAAATTCTGTAATAGTAACAAATTTAGAAGGTAAAAAATTAGTAACAAACTTAAGATATAATGATCCAAATGGAATTGAAAGAGAATTAAATGTTTATACATGGAATGGAAAGTTATTAATTGAATACGATGAAATAACAGAAGAAAGAGAACCAACATATGCAAAAACTTCTGATACATCTTTGACAAAAGGAAAAACATACTATACAAAGAGTGGTTCAGGAACTAATATAAAATACACTCTAGTAGAAAACCCTGTAGTAGGAGATATTGCAAACTACTATGAAATTACAGGATATGGAGATTCTAAATATGTTACTTATGTTTTCGGTAAAGGAGCCTTTGACTATGAAGATTTAGGGGCAAAAGTACCTCATGAAATGGATAGAGATGCTGACAATGATAGAGATTACTTGTATGAAAGACAAAGAAAGGTAATAGCTCCTCACGGCGTTAGTTACTTAATGAAAAATCAAGCAACAGATTCTCCAACAGATGAAGAATTAGCAGATGGAGCAAACTGGGATTTAGTAGAAGGTTCTGATGGAAGTTCATATAACCATAAAGAAATTGCTATAGCAAGAATAATTTCAAAAGGATAGAATATTGGAGGTGATAGAATGAGAACTAATATTGAAAAGATAACAAGTGACCTAGGTCCTAACTATAAAGATACAGACAAGGAAATAATTGAAGAAATATACGAGGAAATAAATTCTATTGCCTCAAATATCTCAGGCTTAAGAAAAGAAGACACAAGATTATATCCGTTAGTAAAAGAAGCGGTAAAAGCAACATATATTGCAAGAGGCGCAGAGGGTTTGGCTAGTCGAAACGAAGGTGGAATGTCTAGTACATTTAATAACATTATTGACAAGCTAAAGAAAGATATAATATCAAACAACTTAAGGAGGTTGCAATAATGTTAACGAAAGATTTAACAAAAGTATGGGTATCTGAACATACAATAATAAATAATCACGGAGAAAAAGAGAAAAAATGGAAATATAAAGGAATAGTTTGGTTAAATTTGCAACAAGACTTAAATGAATTAGACAGAAAAACTAACGGAGAAGTAGATTACAGCATAGAAAACGCACGAACAGATATGGAATATAATATTGTAAAAGGTGATGGAATATCTTTTAAAGATATATCTAAAATAGAACAAATAATACCAGATTACATAGTAACAGATAATCCTAAAGTAGGAAGAAATACCTTGTACAAATTGGAGAAAAACAATGGGAATTAGTTGTAAAATAAAAGTTAAGCATAATTTTAAAAAAATCGAAAAGATACAAAGTGGTTTGCAAAACAAAATAGGACAAGCAATAGAAGATGTATTAAAAAATATACAAGGATATGCAATAAGACTTGAACGAGGACATAGAAGTGAGGGAATATTAATTGAATTAGTTAATATGCAAACAAGAGAAATAAAAGGTCGAGTATATGCAGACCCTTCAAAGTTTTTAGGAGAAAATGGGCAACCATATCTATGGTTTGAGTATTTTGGAACAGGACAATATGCAGAGCAAGAGCATATTGGAAACACAAAGCATTTTATAGAAACAGGTTATACCGAATGGTATATTCCTGTACGCAAGGTAGGTAGGAAACTAAATTTCCCAATAACAACAATAAATAATACACAATTTTATGTAGCAACGGGTATGAAAGCAAACCATTTTCTAACAGATGCAGAGTTTAAAACCAGAGCAGAAAACAAAGAAATAATAAAGAAAAAAATAAATGAAATTATAAAGGAGGCGTGCAAATGAGAGATTTAAGCGAAAAGGAGTTTTCTGATCTAATGTTTGAAAAGCTAGAAAGCTTGGGATATGAGCAAACATTACAGTACCCAACAACGGAAAGTGTATTTCCATGTATCGAATTGCACAATCCCTTAAAAAGTATATTAAAAACACATAATGCATTTCCTATATTGTCAATGTTTCAATTTTCAGCTACATGCTGGAATGAAAAACAAAGATCATGTATGGATATAGCAAAAGAAATTGATAATAAATTACAAGAATACAATTTAACTAGAACAAATACAAGTCCGTTAATTTTTGATAATACATCAAAAAAATATGGATTAACGGTAACATATGAGGTTCGTTATAATGGAATAACGAACGCATTTGAATTTATAAAATAGAAAGGATGATTAATTATGGCAGGAGAAATACCAGATGTATCAACTTTGACAAAAGTTTGGTACTCAGAAACCAAAATTGGAGAAAGAACACAAGTAAGTTTTACTTCAGAAATTCCACAATTGGAGCAAGCACCGGATGCAATAACAGCAACTGTATTGGATCTAGACTATGAATTAGCACAGCCGGGAATAAGAAAGGCAGAAACAATAGAAATACCGATATTATATACACATACACAACATAAAAGATTAAGAGAATTAGATAAAGACAAAGAATATTTTTGGTTCTTTGAATTACCAGAGTCAACAGCACAAACTAAAGGAAAACCACTTGTAAGATATTTTACTGGAAAAATAAGAATTACATTAGATACAATAACACCAGAAGAATTTATAAAAGATAAGATGTCACTATATAAAACATCTGCCGTAGAAGAAAATGAAGGGTTTCCCACAGAATAGTTCTACATTAAGTGCTAGGAGTAGAACGAGTAAAATTACTAGCACAACAGAAAAAAATATAGAGGAGGCATAAGTGTGCCTTCTCTCTTTTGCAAAGGAGAGAAAAATAATGGAAATGATAACAAAAAATAAAAAAATAAGTTTAGTATATAGAACAAGTAAGATTGTAAAAATAACAAACCTTTTAGATGGAAAAAGTTTTGAAGAGGTATATTTTAAAGCTTTAACAGAAAAAAATCTTGAGTCTTTGTCAAAAATAATTTTTATATTTGCAGAAGATTCAGATACAGGGATATCTGCATTCCAAAGTTTCGAAGAAGTTTATGATTTTATAGATGTATATATGGAAGAAAAAAATAAAACATACAATGATATATTTAAAGAAATTGCTGAGGATATAAATAAAATGGGTTTTTTCAACAAAAAGATGACAAAAGAAGAATTGATGGAAAAAATAAACAACGATATAACAATAGATATGAACGAGATAATAAAAAAATCAGCAGAGAAAGCTGTAGCCAATATTGCAGAGGAAGAGTTCAAGTTTTCACGAGGCTAGACGATATAATTGCCAATATTCAAACTAGCCAAACTATAGAGCAGTTAGTATATGCATATGAACCACTTTGTTATTATTATGGGATGCAACCAATGGAGTTTTGGAATTGCGATTTTAAAAGAGTAACTTTGTATTGTGCAAGTAATACTATAAAAGAAAATGAAAATTATAAACAAAATATAATTTTAAATGAAGCAGTAACAAATAAAATAATACAAGCACATCCATTAAATAGAAAGCCTAAAATTGTGCCATTAACCAAAGTGTTTAGAAATTTTTTTGAAAAAAAATAAAAAAACGACAAAATTCGACACAAACAAAAAGAAAAAATGATATAATGTACTTATTATTTTTTTTAGGAGGTAAAAGTTATGGCAACAACAGCACTAGTATTGGGAATATTGGGAATTGTAACATGCTGGATACCATATGTAGGTATGATTTTAGGAGCACTAGCTGCAATATTTGGATTTTGTGGTTATATAACAAAACATAAAGGAATTGCAGGATTAGTATTAGGAATACTTGCAATGTTTTTTAGCTTTTTCTTTATTATTAATCCAAGTAATAATACAAGTATATTACAAAACAATACTCAAAATGAAATTGTAGTAGATGAAACTAAATACAAAGATGAATGTATAGAAAAAAGTTATGAAGAATTAGCACGTAATCCAGACAATGTTAAAGGAACAAAGGTAAAAGTAACTGGAGAAGTTATACAAGTAACAGAATATAATAACAAAACTGAATTAAGAGTAAATATAACAAAAGAAGAGTATGGATATTATACAGATACAATATATGTAACATATGTTCCAAAAAATGGAGAAGATAAGATATTAGAAAATGATATAATAACCATATATGGAACTGCAAAAGGAGATTACTCTTATACATCTATAATGGGAGCTAAGGTTACATTACCTAAAATAGATGCAGATTTTATTGAAATTAATAAGTAAAAAAAGAAAAAGTCTTGAAAATCAAGACTTTTTCTTTTGCCTAAAAATAATTTAAAAAATTTAAAATACTTCATGTCAGAATAAATTTTCTGACGTTTTATTTTTTAGGAAAGGAGGGAAAATATGACTGTAGAAGAAATAGAAATAATAGTAACAGCAAAGGTTGAAGAGGCTCTAAGGGAGTTTAAAAAAATCTCTCCAAAAATAAAAAAGGAATTATCAACAATACAAGCAGAAACCGAGAAGGTAAATTTTAATGGGTTAGCTAAGAAAGTAAAAGCTAGTGGAATTGATAAAGAATTAAATAAAGTAAAGAACAAAATAAAAAAGACATTCGATCCAAATGATGTTAGTGGTATAAAAATGCAAGGAATAAAGCAAGAAATAGCTGGAGTATCTAAAGAAGTACAAAAATTAAAAGGAAGTTCAGATCAATTGGGAAATGCATATGACTTGCAAAGATACAAACAAAAAATGCAAGAATTAAAAACTGAAACTCAGAATGTTAATAAAGAAGTTTCTAAAGTAGGACATATAAAATATGATACTAAGTCAATTCAAGATTTTATAAATAAGTACGATCCAAATGAAGTAAGTTTTACTACAACAGGATTAGATAGCACATCTAATAAACTAAACAACTTAAACGCGAGACAACAAGAATTACATAAAAATATGGAAATACTCAGCGACGAATTAAGTAATACACCTAAAGGAGAACAATATGACAGTATATTAAAAAAGCTGATTAGCCTTAATAAAGAGGCACAAGGACTACCTACTAATATTGAAAAAACAAATCAACAATTAAATAAAAATTTGAGTATGCCACAAATTAATACACATTCAAATATGCAAGTAGATGCACAACCTAGTCAGCAAAGTTTTAGTTTTTGGGATACATTAAAATCTAAGATAAAACAAATAAAACCACAAGTACAACAAGTTAACGGTATGTTTCAAAATGTGAGTATAAATCCAAATACTAAGCAATTAGATTTGGTAAAATATAAAATTAGTGAAATTGAAGAAAAATTACAAAAAGCTAAGGAAGGAAAAATACATTTAAATACAAAAGACATAATACAAACAGAAGCACAGCTAGAAAAATTGAACAATCAAAAACAAAAATTAGAAAGTAATACAAATAGTAGAGGAAACATATTCTCTACTATTTTTAGCTCTTTAAGAAAAATAACACCACAAATGAATAATGTACAAGGCATAGCTGTAAATGTGAAAAACACAATACGAGGCATGGGGACAGGAGTAAAAAATGGTTTAGGACATATTTTAAAATATGCTGGAGCTCTATTTTCTATGCAAGGAATTTATAGCACATTAAGTAGTTGCGCTAATACATGGTTAAGCAGTCAGAATGCTGGAGCTAAACAATTAAGTGCAAATATAGATTACATGAAATATGCGATGGGATCTGCATTAGCACCAGTAATTCAATTTGTAACTAACTTAGTATATCAATTAATGAAGGCGATACAAAGCGTTGCGTATGCTTTAACAGGAGTAAATATTTTTGCTAATGCAAGTGCAAAAGCATACAATAGTATGGCAAAAAGTGCTGGAAAGGCTGCAAAAGCAAGTAAATCAAATCATGTAGCAGATTTTGATGAAATACACAATATACAAAAAGATAGTAGTGGAAGTGGAAGCGCGGCTGGAGCAACTCCAAATTTTGATTTGTCTAAAATTGAAAATTTAGACAATACACTTATAAAAGCTATAAAAAACGGAGATTGGTATAAAGTTGGAGAAGAGCTAGGAAAAAAAATAAATGAATCTTTGGAAAAAATTCCGTGGAATAAAATACAAAATAGCGCTAAGAAAGTAGCTACTAATATTGCGGATTTTATTAATGGATTTATAGATGGAACAGATTGGAGCTTGATAGGTTCAACAATTGGAAATGGAATTAATACAGCATTAATATTTGCAGATACTTTTTTTAAGAAAACTAATTTTGAGAAAATTGGAAAAGCAGTTGCAACAACATTAAATTCTGGAATAAAGACTCAAGACTGGAAATTAACAGGTAGAACAATTGCAGATGGCATAAATTCTGCAGTAGATACAGCATATGGATTTGTAAAAAATTTTGATTGGGCAAATTTCGGAACTTCTATTGGTGAGGGAATAGAAGAAGCAATAAAGGATATTGACTGGAGCAAATTGCTTGATACATTATGGACCGGATTTAAAGGACTACTTGTAAGTTTAAAGAATTTGTTTTTTACATCAGTAAGAGGCTCTGTAGTGGAAAATCACACCGAATTGCTTGTAAAAATGTGGGGATTAAATTTAACTGACAAAGAAATGGAAGAGTTTAAAAAAGATTTTGAGGATAAATATACAAGACTTTTTATAAATGGAGATTGGAGCGTTTTAACAGATTCTATTAAGACATTAGGAAGAGATATTGTAGAAGGCATAAAACAAGGAATGCATGAAAAAATTAGAGATTTAAAAGATTGGATTAAAGAAAAATTTGATGAATCGATAATTGGAGCAATAGTTAGTTTATTTCAAATTCACAGCCCATCAAAAGTAATGTACGAAATTGGTCAATATATTGTTCAAGGTTTGTTAGATGGAATAGCAAGTTTAATTGGAAATGTTCCTTTAAATTTTGGACAAATGAAAGAAAATGCATTGAAGAAAATAGAAGAGATGAAAAATGGAATTGGAACAAAAATTGGAAATATAAAAAATAATGTGTTGAATTGGGCTGGAGATGTAAAAGGTAACATGTCAAATTGTTGGGAAAATTGTTGTAAAACAGTTGGAAACAAATTAGAAACAATGAAAAGTTCAATTTCTACAGGTTTAAGTAGGGCCAATACAATAATAAGAAACTGGGATAATAATACTGGAAATACTTTTTCTACATTAGCAAGTAATGCTGGAAGATGGGGAAGAGATTTAGCAGAAAATATGGCAAATGGAATAAAAAGAAATACAGAAAAAGTTACATCGGCAGTAAGCAATGTTGCAAGTAAAATTAAAAGTTTTCTACATTTCACCGAACCGGATGAAGGACCACTAAGTAATTTCCACACATATATGCCGGATATGATAGATTTAATGGTTTATGGTATTAGACAAAATGTAGGAAAAGTAAAAAATGAAATGGAAAATATGGCATCTGTAATGTCATATACAATCAATGCTGATGGTGTAAACAATATAACACAACCAAAAATAAATACAGACCTCATGATAGAAAAAAATAATAACAATAATAAATTAAATGACATAATTTCAAAATTATCGGACAATACTGAAACAAACTCTGCCAAAATTACGCTTGAGAACAAGATGATTATAAATGGAAGAGAAATAGCCAAAGTAATACTCGATGATTTAAATGATGAAGCAAAAAGAAGAGGATATAAACCAATATTAGAACATTAGGAAGGAGTAGAAAATGATAAAAGAAAATAATGTAATAGTTGCAGATGGAGTGTCATTACCTACTCCATCAAAATATATTCCATATCCGAATTTAAGGGAAAATAGCACAGAAAATGCTTTAGGAGATTTAATAAGAAAAATAATAAGTTCAAGATGGAAAATAGAAATGCAGTGGGATTTTTTAACTAAAGAACAAGTAAGTTTTTTAACAGATTTAAAATTTAAAAAAGAATTTGAGTGCAAATTCCCGAATACTAAAGGAAAAATAATAACAAAAAAAATGTATGCGGGTGATTTAAAGCCAAGTGCTAGTGCAATAGATCCAAATACACATCTTGTAACTGGGTGGAAAGATGTGCAATGTAATTTTATACAAGTAAAAGCAGATAAGTATACAGGAGGTACAATATAATGATTAAAATACCTCAAGAATTGATTGATGGTGCTAGAGCTAGAATAGTGACGAATAGTGCTCGAGTATTAATAAGTGATAGTGTATATATAAATAATATAGTAAACGAAAAGTATAAATATGCCATCTTTGAAAATGAAGGAATTTCTTTGAACACAACTGAATGTATAATTTCGAATGAGGAAGAAATCGAAGGGTGGTACAGTGATAGTGTTTCTGATCCGAATGGAATTTTTAAAAACCCAATTACATACATAAAAAGATGTGATAATGATAAAAATAGCATAGCAGATCTAAACATAATTTTTTCAGATTTAAGAGCAGAATTTGCTATTGAATTTGATGTAATTATTAAAGGTAAAGATGGTAATTTAACAACATATAATTTTGATAATAATAATAGTACAAAAATAAAACTAAAAAATATAGAGACTGGAAGTACTGTAACTGTAAAAATTTATAAATGGTCTCAAAAATATAGTCACGCAAAAATTTTGAATATGTATATTGGAACAATTTTTCAATACGATGATGACAAAATAATTTCAATTTCTGCAAAAAAAGGAGCAAATTTAACAAATGAGACACTTGAAAGCAAAAGTATAGAGATAAAAATTGTAGATGAAGATGAGGAATATAATATTTTTGATGAAGAAAGCATTTTAGCAAGCTTAAACGAAAACAATATAATTACAGTTTTTTTAGGGATATTAATTAATGAGATTATTTATTATTTAAAAGTTGATGACATATATTTTGATCATTTCGAAAAAGGCGAAAATACACTTGAGCTAACAATATTTGGGTTAGGTGCACTGTCAAAATTGCAAAAAAGTAATTGGATAGAGCTATATAAAGATGATATATATAATTTTCCTTTTACTTTAGAATATTTGTTAAAAAACAATAATTATGAAAAAATTTCGGAAAAAATACTAATAGATGACGAAATAAAAAATGAAGCGGAAAAGACTACAACTCTATATGAAAAAACAATGAGGTCCGATAACTATATTGCAAGTTTAGGGATTTTTTTTAAAGCAAATGTTTTTGAAAATATAGAAAACGAAATTGTTTTTAAGCGTTTAAAATGTACGACCCCCATAGCAAAAATAGAGCTTGAAAATCAACAAGAGTATCCTAAAATTGAAAAAAATGATAAATTAAAGAATATAAACATAAAAATATATTCGAATGATTTAGATGAGGAAACAGAAGCATTTTCAGGGAAATTTAATACAAATATTTATGGATATGCTACATTAAATCCCAATAAAAGTTTGGAACTTTTAGGAAACACAGGAGGTTTGGCAACTGATGTATTAAATTATATTTTTACATTTTACAATAAAGATGGCACTATATATGAAAGTGGTGTAACATCAAATGTAGGAAGCCTTTATTTTGATTTAATATATATTCATTATTTGCCAAACAGCAAATATGCAGACAAAACATATGAATTAACAGCCAAAATAAGACCATTTAAATTTTCAAGCTATGATTTTATAATAAACAATGGTAAAAATGAAGAAATAGTAATAGATAATCGAAATATAACAAGTGAAGAAAAAGCCAAAGAAATTGCTAATTGGTATACGAACAACTTAAAGAAAAAATATAGCTATATTTTGCATATAAACGACATATTTGCATATGAAATTGGAGATACCATTGAATTTGAAACAGGAATATATAATGCAAAAAATGAGATGATATATAAAACAGGAATTATAACAGGAATAGAATATGAATATAACGGAACTTTGGATTATTATTTGACCGTGGAAGGAGATTAAAAAAATAATGTTAAAGGATAATTGGACTCAAGATGATAAATTAAAGGTAACAGATTATAATAATATCTTTAGTACTATGTTAAAAATATTAGAAAATTTAAATATTGAACGTCCGGAGCTGAAAAGTAAAACGAGAAACATTCAAGTAGGAGATGATCTAAGTGGAGAAGAGTTATTTTTAGATATAGAAAGTGAAGTAGAATATGAATGGCTAGTAACAGAAAATGTAGTACCAATTATTACAACCGAAAATAATTTGATAGGTGAGTGTAAGTTTGAAAATACTGAAAATTATAAAACAATAGACTATGAAGGAATAGCAATAAATTTCAAACAAAATTTGGGAAAAAATCAAGATTTTCTTTATTTAGTATGTGAAAATAATACAAAAACTGAAATTAATCTAAAAAATTATAAACTGCCAGAGAACTTCGGAATTGTAACATCTATAAATACCAGTTCGGCTTTTTATAATTTAATAAAAATAAATACTTACAAAAAAAGTATGGGAGATTTTTTATACATTGAGGATTTACAATTAATAGAGGACAATATAGAAAAATTAAATAAATTCGTAGAAGAAAAATTTAAAAAAAAGCAGTGGACAAGTCCGAGTTTTATAACAAGCGATGATTTAAATAGGTGGTGCCACACCCTAAATTTAGCAGATATTTTTTATAAGTATAGTGATTATAAAGAAAAGACGTATAAGCAATTGAAAAATAAAACATATAATGACATTTTAAAAAAATAAGGAGGAAGAGAAGATGGGAGAAACAAGTAAATATAAATTCCCATATCCAGAAGAAACTGATAAAGCAGACGTTCCTACACATCTTAAGCTATTGGCTGAAAGCATAGAAAAAGCAATATCTGATTTAAAAATAGATACAATTAAAAGAAGTCAAAATTTCGCATTTTATAATACGGGAAGCGTTCTGGGATATAATTTAGAAGGAATAAGTCAAGAGAATTTATCAAAAATAGAAATTGGATATGTAACTAGTGAAACTGAAACACCAACAAATTTTGTTGAAGTTACAAATCATAATGGAAACATAGATACAGATATAGTAGAAGATACGATTATATACATATGGATAAAATTAACATATACGGACATAGGAGAATTTTTATTAAATTCAGACAATTACGGTAATAAATATAGTTTATATATGGTTTTAGATGGACAGGCTTGTTTTGCAGGAGATACAAAAGTTCTGACAGAAACAGGAATGAAAGAAATAAAAGATATAAAAATAAATGATAATATAGTAACAACATCTGGAATAAAGCCTGTAACAAAGAAGTATGAGCATATAGTTAATAAAATTTACAGAATAAAAGTAGAAAACGAAGAAATAAAAGCAAGTTATTCACACCCATTTCTAACTTTAAGAGGAACTGTTATAGCAAAAGATTTAAAAGTTGTGGATATTTTAGAGGATATAACCGGAAGAAAAATAAAGATAAAAGATATAGAAATAATAGAAGAAAGTACGGTTGTCTATGAAATAAATACAGATGCTAACAATTACTATATAACAGAAAGTAAAATCCTAGTAGCAAGTGAGGTGTTATAATGCAGTTTAAAGTAAAAAAAGACTATTTAGAAATAGTAGAAACAGAAAATACGTATGCGAAAGCAATAGACCTATATAACATAGATATTGATTTTTCTGAAGAATGGGACAACCTGGCTAAAAAAATGTTATTTATAAACGATTCCGATGTATATGAGCAACAAATAGTAGATAATAAAACAGTTTTACCGAACTTGCCAAATGGAAGATACCAAATTGGAGTAGTTCGGATTTTTAGTGCAAGAAGACAAGATAGTAAAAAGAATCCCAACAAACCTAATTACAAAGACAATAATAACATCTTCCGCAGAGTATGAACCAAATAAAGAATATACGGACGAGGATACAAATGTATACGAGAAATATCTACAAGCTATAACTAATGTATCTGTAAGTATAAATGGCGATATAGAGAAAATAAAAGCATTAGAAGATAACATATTAGAACAGTATAACAAAAATGTTGAATTAGAAAAAAAGATGGAGCAAGAAACAGAGAAATTTGCAAAACAAGCTAATACAGCAATAGAAGATTATAACAGCAATGCGGAAACAAAGATAGAGGAGTTTAATACTAATGCAAAAGGAAAGACAAATGAATTTGATAACAATGCTACAGAAAAGAAAACCGAAATAAGTGATATAGCTGAAGGTGTAAAAAACATGGCAACAGCAATACAATTTGCAAATTTTAAGATAAATAAGGAAAATAAGCATTTACAAATAATAACAACTAAAAAATTAGGGAATACAAGTTTTACGCTTACTAAAAAAACTGGAAGATTGGGGGTAAGAATAGTAAATGGAAACTGAAATAACAGATATAGGAAAAGTAGCAATAACACCACGAAAAGATTATAAAAATAAGCAAAATTATGAGTGGTTAGATGTAGTTACGTACGATGGAGCGAGTTATATGTGCATAGCAGAAGATGGTTGCACAGGAATAGTTCCAACCAATACGGAGTATTGGCAATTGCTAGCTAAATGTGGAGACCCTGGCGAAAAAGGTGACACAGGTGACACCGGCCCTATTGGACCAAAGCCCGTGAATGGGGTAGATTACAATACAGAAGCAGAGCAAAAAGAGTTTAAAGACAAAGTAGTAGCAGATAGTAAAACAGATTTAGAAAAATATATAGCAGAAAAAGAGACACATTTAGATAATTACACAAAAGAAAAAGAGACAAAATTAGACGACTATGTAACAGATACGGTAAAACCTGTAATAGACACATATGTAACAGATACAACTAAGAAAGACATAGACGCATATGAGAAAGAAAAAGAGAAAGTATTAGATACATATACAGACACTAAGAAAACAGAAATAGACAATTATGTAACAAACACATCTAAACCAGCGCTAGACAAATACGAAAAAGATAAAGAAACAGAATTAGAAACAGCCAAAAACACAGCAATAAGCGAATACGATGCACACGCAGAAAGTGTTTTAACAGAAACAAACGATTTGTTTAATGCATTAGATACAGAAAAAGTAAGCGGAACTGAGCTATACATAGAAGACGCAAAGCCTTGCAGAATTATGAATACTGAAATTGGTGGAATGTATAAACAAGAGACTACAGCTGGAGCAAATCTACTTGATACATCTGATATGCTATTTAATAATGGCACATTAGAGCAAAATGGACTTACTGCTAAAATAAATACAGATGGAAGTATTGTTATAAATGGAACAGCAACAGCAAACACATATTTTAAAAAAAGTATAAAAAATATTTTAGAAGATGGAAATTATTATTTTTATAATTTTAATAATGTAACGCAATCGAACAGTACATATTATATGTTAATTCAAGGAAATAAAAGTACTGGATATGGAAGTACAGATTACTATAATGCAAGAGGATACCAAACAGATAATTTTATAAAAGATATAATTACATATGACAGAACTTTTGACTGTACATTTGTATTTATAAATGGATTTGTAGCTAATAATTTAATATTATATCCTGAAATATCTAAGACTAAGCAAACTGTTTTTGAGTCCTATACAGGAGGCAATCCATCACCAAATCCAGATTATCCGCAAGAAATTATGCAGGTTGAGGAAGTAAAAACGTATGTAACAGGAAAAAATTGCTATAATATTTCAAATTTTACTGCAAATACAACTATCGGAAGTTTTAGAGGGCACTGGATATATCTAAAGCCAAATACAAAATATACAATATCTACAAATATGGTTACAAACCCAGACGGTTCACTGTCGCCCATAATTGGAGAGCCAAAGTTATCGGTTGCATACATAGTTGTAACAACAAATACAGAAACTAATACATTGGATTCTAGCACAAATGGAGTAGCAATTTCAAATGCTAAAAGCAGAACAGTTTTAACGGGTGGAACAGGGGCACTTTTTGTAGGATATCGTGCAGGTCAAAATTCAATTCCAACAATGGTAACAAAAGGAGGTTACATACAAATTGAAGAAGGAACAGTTGCAACAGAATACGAGCCATACCAAAATCAAACTGTTGCAATAGACCTAAAAGGCAACAAACTATGTGCAGCTTCTGATACAATAAAAGACAAATTACTAATAGATAAAAACGGTAATGTGGCATTGCAAAAGAATGTAGATAAAATAAGTACAAATGAAAGTACATTTACCTTAAAAAAAGCTACAGAAGCTGCTGAGGGATATTCAGCCTTTTATTCTATAGGTTTTTATAACATAATAAAGATGAATGGTGGTTTACTGTGCAATTATTTTCAATATGCACCGTATGACGGAAATGGATTTAAAATAAGAACATCCGAAGAAATGATTAGCGATGGTGGTGGTTACCGCAGAATATATTTTAGGGTAAAAACAGAAAGACTAGAAACAGATGATGAAAGTGGATATAAAAAATTTTTAACAGACAATAACATTATAATTTACCATTCATTAGAAACGTCAGAATTAATTGACCTAGGACAAATTCCAGAACTGCCAAAAACATTCGAAGGCATTAATAACATCTGGGCAGCAATACAGAGATAGAAATAGAGTATGTGCAAGATGTAAAGAAACTACTAGAAAAACAAGCAGAACAGCAAAATGCAAGATTGGATAATATAGAAGCATTATTAAGTACAACAGAAACAAGTGCACTATTATTAGATAATATGCAAACAGATTTAGAGAAGGAGGTGGAGTAAGATGAATGAACTATTAGTAAAATTACTAGAAAATTTAATTGCAAAAAAATATTACACAAACAAAGAAGAAATAGAGAACAAATTAAATGTATTTTATGCAATGAATA